TGATGAACACCGGGACGTTCATCGGCTTGGACGGCTACACCCCGCCGCCGTCTGCGCCAAGTGTCGAGCCGGTCAGCATTGCCGATCACCCAGCCGCGCCCAGCAAGGGCGGCTCCAGGGGTCGCAAGAGGGGCGGCTCTGGCGGCCGCAGCCGCAAAGAACAACTGGATGACTACGCCAAGGAGGTAAAGGCAATCCGTGAACGCACTGCGGCACTGGAAACCGAAGCTGCGTCCCTGTTGCTTGTAGCGGCAAGCGGCGAGGATTATGGCGATGCGCTGGAATATGCCCGGAAGCGCGCCGAACTCCTGCACGCTGCCCAGAAGGCTGGAAAGCAGATCACCCCGGAATTGAGCGCGGAAATCGACCAACTCGCGCAATCCTATGTCACCGCCGGTCTGAACGCCGAACAGGCTGCCGAGAAGCTGGACCAGATCAAGGGGGCGACCGAGCGCGGCAAGAATGCGCTGGAAGATATGTTCGGATCGATCATCGACGGATCGGCCTCGGCCAAGGATGCGGTGGCTTCTCTCCTGGCAGAGATCGCCAAAGCGCAGGTGATCAAGGGCATCATGGCCCTGCCGGGCATGGGGAGCCTTTCCAACGCCATCGGTGGGCTGCTGTCCTTCGACGGAGGCGGCTTCACAGGCCATGGCTCGCGCAGCGGCGGCATCGATGGCCGGGGCGGCTTTCCAGCGATCCTGCACCCCAACGAGACGGTGATTGACCATACACGCGGGCAGGGCGGTATCGCCCCCAAGATCACCATCAACAACAACGCCCCCGGCGCGACGGTATCGGCCGACTACGTGACCCGGGACGAGGTGATACTGACCGTTTCGCAGGCCATCGCCTCGAGCAATCGCCGCCAGTCCGACAAGAAGTATCTGGCGATGGGGGTCCGCTGATGCAGGTCTCGTTTCCATACCCGGTAAAGCTGCAATCGTCGGTGCCGCGGCTTGAAGGGCTGCGCTTCCAGCCCTTCACCAACATCGACAGCGAGACCTTCGGCAAGCCAGCGCTGAACGGTTTCTGGCGGTTGAACATGACGGTGCTGGCCCATGACATGCAGTCGCACCTGGCGCTGTCATCGTTCATCACCCAGATGAGCGCGGCCGGCACCACCTGCGTTGTCCCGGTCTGCACGCAATGGCGCCCGAACGACGATCATGGCCGGCAGCTGACCGGTTGCGACATGGCCCCAGCCTATACCTTCGATCATGTCGGCTTCCTCGGTGAGCCCTTCGACGGCTTCACCCTGCGCGCTGCGGCAGCTCACCGGGCCAGCTATATCGACATCAACAAGCCGGCCCTGTCGCAGCTCTGGCCCGGCATGTTCATTTCGCTGGGCGACCGCCTGCATCAGGTGGTCAACACTACATCAATCGGGGAGAGTGAGACGGCGATCCGGGTTTCGATCATGCCGAACGTTCGCGAGGCGCAGCCCATCGGCACCGTGGTGATCGTGGATCAGCTGCGGCTCAAGTGCATGATGGAGTCCGGAGACCAGATCGGTGTGACCACGGGCCGGTTCCAGTCCTCGGCCCTGTCCTTTGTGGAGGCGTTCTGATGCCCGACATCCACGACATACCGGACGAGGTGCTGCGCCGGGGCGTTACGGGCTGCACGATCCTGTGCCAGATGGACTTCAAGACGAACCCAAAGAACTGGTGGCTGGGCTATGGGCCGCTGACGGCGGGCGGAGTCGAGTATCAGGGCACCGGCGACGTGATCCAGATCAGCGCCATGGAACTGACCTACGGCATGAGTGCCGGAATGGTGCGGTTCACCATTCCGAACGCCTCGCCCGAAATGATCGCGCTTTGCGACAACCAGGGTTCCGAGGTCAACGGGCGTCGGGTGCAGGTGCTCTATCAGCTGTTCGCGACAGACGAGCATGATGGCGAGCACCGCGGCCGGCTGATCGGCGATCCGATAAGCGTGTTCGTGGGGCGGATGAAGGACATGACCAGCACGTCCAGCGCCGACAGCCGCACCATCGAACTGGAATGCTACGGCCGCATGTCGCAGCAGGGCAAGCCGCCTTACGGGCGCTGGACCCATACCGACCAGCAGCGGCGCTATTCCGGCGATACCGGGCTGGAGCTGCTGCCGACGCTCAAGGACAAGGCGATCACATGGGTGCCAGGGACGTGATCCGTCCCGCCACGATGCAGGATATTCCCCGCATCATCGACCTGATCGAGAAACTGGCGGCGGCGGTGAACGGTCTGACTGTGGACCGGATCAAGACCGGGGAGACGCTGGCCGGTCTGCTGGTCGATCCGGATGGCGTGGTTCTGGTGTCCGGGGGCGGGTTCATCGCCGGGCGGGTTGCCGAGACCTTCATCAACCGGGACCGGGTGGCGTTCGAGATGGGCTGGTTTGCTGAGGATCGTTCCGGCCTGCGTTTGCTGCGGGCCTTCGAGGCGTGGGCGCGGGAACGGGGCGCTTCGATGATCGCCATGTCCTGCGCTGGAGGCACGGCACGGCGCATCCTGGAGCGCGCAGGCTATGAAGCCAAGGAAATCAAGATGGTGAAGCGGGCATGATTTTTTCGTTGATCGGCCAGGGGATTGCATGGCTGGGCGGATTCCTCGGCGCGGCCGCCGGCATGTCGTTCAGTGCGGCGGTGACGTTCGGCACCTATGCCGGAACCATCGGCGCGGCTGCCGTCGCCATCGGCGTGTCGCGGCTGCTGGCGCCGAAGATCAACGTCCCGGTCTCGGAAATCCAGGCCGTGATCAACCAGACCACGGCCGCGCGCCGGGTCTATGTCGGCAAGAACCTCGCGGGCGGCATCCGGGCTTTCTTCCACTCGAAGGAAGGCACTCTCTACCAGCTGGTGGTGGTCAACCATGGGGCGATCAGCAGTTTCGTGGAGTTCTGGATCGATGGCGAGCCGGCTGCGGTCGATGGTTCGGGGGCAGTCACCAGCACCGACAAGGCCGGCTACGTCACGGTCGGCACGCGGAACGGCTCGGGGCAAGGCGGCAACTATTCCACGCTCGCAACAGCCTTCCCGGCCACCTGGGGCCCGGACCGGCGGCTGCAGAACCAGGCCACGTTCCTGGTCATGTCCAAGGCGCCGAAGGCCGAGGATTTCGCCAAGGTCTTTCCGAAGTCCTACAACACCACGTTCCAGTATGTAATCGAGGGACAGGCGATCTTTGACTCGCGCAGCGACACCACCGCCTATGACGACAATGCCGCGCTGGTGATCGCCCATTACCTGACCCATGCCGACGGCTACCGGCTTGCATCGGCCGAGATGGATTGGGCAAGCGTCGAGGCCATGGCCGATGTGGCCGACCTGCCGATTCCGCAGAAGGCGGGCGGCACGGCGCCGAACCTGCGCCTGTGGGGCTATTGGACGCTGGACGAGGGGCCGGTGGATGTGCTGGATCGCATGCACGCCAGCAGCGGCATCCGGGCCTATGAGGCGCAGGATGGCCGGATCGGGCTGATCGGAGGCAACTACGGCACGCCGGCCTGTACGATCACCGCCAAGGACATTTCGTCCATCACCACGAAGGAGGCGATCAGCGAGCGCGAGGGCTATAACGTCCTGATCCCGTTCTTTCTGAGCGAGGAACAGAAATTCGAGCTCACCGAACTGGAGCCGTGGCGCGACGAGGATCGGTTGGCCGAGGAGGGAGAAATCTCGGCCGAATACCGCATGGAGATGTGCCCGAACCAGTCGCAGGCGCGGCGCCTGGGCAAGAAGCAGCTTGCCGACGGCAACCGGGCCAAGGTCGAGATCGTCACCAACCTGGTCGGCCTGAAGGCTCGCTATCCGCGCTACCCGGGTCAGCGGCATACCATCCTGCTGGACTATCGCCCCGAGGATGGCAGCGGCCGCGAGATCGTCGGCGAATACGAGGTGCTGAACCATCAGTTCGACCCGATCAACCTGGAGTGCCGGATCGAGCTGGGCGCCGTGGATCGCACCTCGGAGGAATGGGACCCGGAGGATGAGGGTGAGTTGATCACCGTCCCGCCGACGCCGGAGCTCGACCCGCCGCCCGAACTGAGCGCGGTGGTGACGCAGCGGATCATCATCACCAGCGCGGAAAACCGGCAGGCCCAGATCGAGGTGGCGGCGACGCCGGTTCCGGGGCGGGACGATCTGGAGTTGCAGGCCGAGTATCGGCGCGCCGGGCCGTTGCCGCTTTGGGAGCGCATGGTCAGTTCCGGCCTGACCGCCCGGTCGGACGCGGTCGAGGACGGGGCGGTCTATTCGGTGCGCGCCCGCTGGGTCGGATCGTTCGACGGGGTCGATGAGTGGGAGGACCTCGGCAATATCACCATCGTCGCTTATGCCACCCCGCCCGGCCAGCCGACCGCGCTGATCCCCTCGAACGGCACCGGCTATGTCCATCTCTCCTGGCGCAACCCGTCGGGCGAGTTTGCCCGGCTGCGGGTCTATCGCAACATCGCCAACGATTTCTCGACCGCGA